GCCGCCGCCCCCTTCCGGTTACTGCGTCTTGATCGTTTGCATGAAGATTTCCCACGCCTGCGGCTTCTCAAAGCCCGCGGCAAGAAGGGCGGCATAAATGCCGTAAAGCTCTTCGGCGTAGCCCTTCGGATCGTCTTCTTGCGCCTCTTCGCCTATCGTGGCCGGAATATCGAAGGCGGCGGCAATATGCTTCATCATGTCCACGGCTTCACCGCGGCGGCGGGCTTCGTCGTCCCGCTGATCCTCCGCGGGCGGCTCTTTCGTGGCGTTCTCCGGCTCTTTGTTGCCGCCTTCTCCGGAAAGGGCTTCTTTTAGCCCGTCCATGAACATATTTGCCAGCGTTTCCCCGATCGACGGCGTGCGCTCTTTGATCTGGTCTTCGTCATAAGATGCCAAGATTGAAGATTTCAGACAACAAAGCGGGCGCACGCCCCGACTGCCGCTGCACGCGTTGTTGATGTTCAACGCGCCCGAAGAATAGACATAGCGCACGTCGTACGAATTGCCGTTGCGTGCGGTAGAAAACGGCGTACACGTCCACCACCAATCAGACGCGTTCGGAATGATCCCGCGAAAGCGGCGATACATTTGATCCGTAATAAGCCCGATCTTCACGGTGTCCGTGCCGTAGTCGTCTAACCCATCGTCAGAAGTAAGATCAAGGACGATCGGCACGAATGCGTCTTTGTCCGCTCCCGCCGCGGCCAGCTCTTCCAGAAAGTCCCCGTTCAGAAATGCCCGAACGGAAGCCGCGGCAAAGTCGTTTTTGTTGTCTTCGTCAAAGGGCATGTAGCGCGTGTTGCCTTCGCCGTCTTTCAGCACGTCGGCGGCCAGCGCAAGAACCATGTTCGGGCGGCTCTCCAACGCCACCCACTCCACGCCTCCGTAGGTAAAGCGGCTTTCCGCTCCCAGCGTCCCAACCTTGCCCGTTTTCATTGTCTTTTCCATTTGAATAGCTCCTTTCAAAATAAACAGCTGTTGCCGTCTTTGATCCAAACAATTTCGGTTCGCGTTTGTCCCCGCTCTGCAAGGGCATGTTTTTCAACCCGCCGCCACCCTTGCAACATGTCGTTGTAAAGCTCGTTTTCGTACCCGCTCAAAACCACCGAACCGCCATGTGCCTTCAACGCCTCCAACATCTGCACGTGCTGTTCGACGGTCATTTCCTCGGCGTATATGTTCTTTCTGCGCGTTTCCGGCGTGTACGGTGGATCGGCGTAAATAAGGCAACGCGGATCGTTGTATTTCTTTATCAGCTGTACCGCGTCCATGTTCTCTATTTGCGCGTCCTTTAATCGGATTGCCGCCGCCGCCAGCCTGTCCGGAAGTCCGTTCCATTGTTGCGGCATAACGGGCGAACGCCCCGTTGCGCTATGCCGCCATCCCGTGCGCGCCGCCGTCATTGTTCCGAAAGCCTGCCAACACCGCACAAGGAAGCGGCGCGCGTCTTCAAGGTCATTCCCACTCTTTTCATAAGAAGCGTAATATTCATCACGCGCCCACGGTGTCAATTCTACCAATGCCGCCAGCTGTTCCGTCTGTTCCCTCAATACACGGAATAGATTTACAACGTTTCCGTCAATATCGTTTATGGTTTCAAGCCGTGCGGGGGCTTTTCTGAAAAACACCGCGCCCGAACCGAAGAACGGTTCAAGGTATATTTCATGTGGCGGTAGAAGCCCGCCGATCCAGTCTGCAAGCCTCCATTTTGCGCCAGCATATTTCAACACGGGCTTCACGGCGGCGGCCTGCCCACTTAACACTTCTTCCCGCCGTGGCGATAAGGGCGGGATTTGTTGTATTCGTGCTTAATTCGGATCGCCTCTTCAAGATCAATCCCCGCGTGTCCGCAATAGTCCAGAATGCGGATCACGCAATCAGCCAATTCAACCGCTACGCCTTCCGGTTTCTTGCTCTGCGCGGAACACGGGGCTTCTGGATTGTTTGGATTGTACGGGCGGCTTCCGCAATGTGCGCTTCCGTCTTCTTCGCAACACACGCCGCCAGCGTTGCAGGGATAATAGAGCGTTGGCCGCCCGTTGCGGTATTCCTCCAATGCCTCCGCAAGCTCCGAAACGCAAAGCATAAGCACTTCCGGCAATCCGCGTTCCTCTTCCCACCAGCCATGCGCAACGGCGTTTTCGTGAACCTCTTTTGCAAGGCGATTGAAACCAAACGGCGCGGTTTTATATTCTTCGCCCTCTAACAAGCAACCGCGATCGTACCCATAGAACGGGCAAGGGAAAATCCCTACGGACGGATCGCCGTCGCACGGTTCACCGTTGTGTCCTTCGCATATATTAAGATACTCTTGACGCACCTTTTCGTACTTGTCTACCATATTACTTTGTTCTCCCTTCGTTTTCTCGGTAACGCGCCCAGCGTTCCCGCTCCATGCGTTCAGCGATCCGCGCCGCCTGCTTCCGATTTTGAAAATTCGGGCAATAGTCCCCAGCGTGGCCGCCACAATATGCGGCGTGTGCGCAATGCGGGCAACGCGGATCGCCGTCAACCAGCTTTTGCACGCGGTTCTTCCTCCTTGCCGCCCGCGGCGGCCTCTTCGGTTTCCGCGTCCCGCTCCTTCTCGCAATCGCATGTTTCGCCGTAGTCAATATGACACCCGCACCGATCGCAAACCCTGTATTTCATGCCTTTGTACTCCTTTCACCTATGAACGCCGATCCGTCCCGTTATATATCACCAGCATAGAAGGGAGGGGCGCGGGATCGGCGGCGTTCCCGTCGTCGTCCGTGAAGCGAAGCCGCCCGCGGATAAATCGGATTTCCGCTTTTCCGTATATGTAATCGTGGAAATAACTTGTATCCGTCCGCGCCGGAATAAGAAGCACGATCGGCGTTCCTCCCTGCGCCTCTTCGTATGCCTTTTGAACCCACTTGCCAATTTCGCGCCCATACGGGGGATTGCAAAACCCCGTACCCCCCCCCCGCAACCTTCCAAGAGGATTTAAGCCCGTCCGTTTCCGGCGTGAAGTAAAGCGGGCATTTCGCGGTTTTGTCCGTGGCCGCCGCGTCCAGCTTGAAGCAGAATTCTTCATTGAGCGCGTCGAAGAAGTCTTGCGGCGTACACCAATCTAATTTTTTAGAACTCAACAATGCGCTATTCATTCTTCGCCCTCTCTTTCTGCAAGGCTTTTTCAAGCCGTTCAACCTTCTTCCGCAATGCGCGGTTGTCAGCGTTCACCCGCTCGATCTCCGCGGCCAGCTTGTCCGCGGTGGTTGTTCTGCTGTAATCGCAAGATCGCACCACTTCGCAAAGGTAAACGGCTTTGTTCGATCCGGTGAAGGTGCTTCCGGTCTGTTCGGCCTGCAAAATCACGTCGGAAGCGTCCCGTATACCGTCCAGCGATCGCAATTCAAACCGTGAAGCAACGTGCGTCTTAATCATCTTCTCCCGCCTCCTTCCCGAATTCGCACCCGTCGCAATGCTTTGACGGATCGGCGTAACTCCGGACGCACCCGCCCGCGCATACCTTCGCGGGCTTCTCCGGAACGTCGAAAGCCAGCCGAAGCAGGAAGTTTATAACGGAAAGCATATTGCCTTTTGTAATCCCGTTGTGCGTTGGCATTTGCAAAACCTCATAGATCGCCGTTCCTTTTTCCTCAACGGTGTATTTGTCGCTGTCGATCTGCATAAAGATTGCACACGCCTTCCCGATCTTCATTCGTGGCCGCCTCCCCTCCAAAGCTCCCGCGCCATAGTCACCATGTCGCGGATCATACTTTCAATGCCGAACCATACCAGCGGCAATGCCAGCAAGAAGACTTCGCCGCCGATCGCCTCATAGCCGCGTTGCTCGAAGGCGAAAGGGCGCGCCCGCTCGAATAGGGCAATGCCCGCTACGGTCAGCAACACATACTTTGCGGCGTTCGCGGCAACTGCGAACGCACGCGGGCGTTGCCGTGCGTTGGACGTGCGTTGCAACGCTGGGCGGCGCGTTGTGTCCTGTTGAATAGCTCCTTTCACGTGAATTCCTCCTTTGAATTATGCGGTGTCGCCCGCGGTGATCGCCTTGCGTAGCGTGTGCCGCTCCATGCCCTCCATCATTAAGCCAGCCTTCATAACGTGGGCGCGTTCCTCTTCGGTCAGCTCTTCTATTTTCTTCTTCGGGCATTTTTCTTCGGGCGGGAAAAGGTTGTTTTTGTAAGCGAAGGCCGAAAAGAAAATTTCAAGCTCTTCACTCATTGCCGCTTTGAAGAATTCATAATTTGCTTCGATCTCCATTCGCTCCGCGGCGGTGCATTCCGCGCCCAGCTTCTTTCGCTTGCGTCCGGTGTACGTTCCCACGCACCCATAGGACGAAGCCCCCGTAACCATGTAAATTATTTGCGCCAGCAATCGGCGTTCTATTTCTTGACTATAAGCGAACCATGCCGTTTCGCGGCGATCCTCTTCAAGCTCCGCTTCGCTGATCCCGTATTGTTCCATAAGGCGGGATAGAATGGCTTGCGCGCTTTCGCGTTCGCCTTCAACGCCACGATCCGCAAGGGCTTTAATCTTCTGTAAAAGCTCTGTTTTGTTCGACATGGCCGCCGCCTCCCTCAATATTTGCCGTATACCCGAATGACGGTTACGGGCTTGTCTGTCTTTGTTGCCGTCACAATGGCCGAAGGCATGTAAGACACCCGCAAGAAGTCGCGGGCGGCGCGCTTTGCCAGCCTCCACGTTTTCAATTTCCCGTCCGGCTCTGCCTCCGTGATCCGGTCAAGCGGGTATTCGCACACAAGAACCGTATTCCCAAAGGGGCGACGCGCCGGCCGCTCCTTCATAAACTCCTTGTTGCCCTCCTTGCATTTGACAATTTCAAGTGCCTTCGGAAACTGCCAGCCGTCGCCGCTCTGCTTGTCCTGTTTTGCCATGTTTGAATAGCTCCTTTCGTCAACTGCCGTATGGATTTTCAAGCGTCCAATCCCAAAACGTGCCGCCGCTGTACTCCGTGCGAAAATGGTTGTGTTCACCGTCGCCCGTGAAAAAGAAGTATTCATCCGGAAGGACGCGGCCAACGTCGCCGCCTTCCCGCCGCTCCCGCTCCCAGCGTGTCATAACGTCCGCGGCGATCGCCTTTAGCTCTTCCGTGGCCGGATAATCCGGCGAATACCCCGCGAATTGATTTGGTTGCGTTATCACTTCGGCCACCGTGTCCGGCCAGCCCTCCGCGTCAACGCGGTTCAGAACGCACCACACAACCGCCGCTTTTTCCATATCCGAAGGAACGCCCCGCGCCTCTCCCCAAAGCACCCGCGCCAGCATTTCAACGTCCGCTTCGTCCGGTATGTACGGCGCGGGCGTGGCCTCCGGTGTCTGCGTTGGTGTCGGTGTCGGCGTGGCCGCCGCCTGCGAATGGGACGGCGTAGGCGTTGCCGCGGGCGCGGTGACTTCCGGAAGCTCCGTGTTGCGCTCTGCGTCCTGCTGGGCGTTGGACATGGCCGCCGACGTGAAGATAACGCCCACAATCGCCACCGCCAGCAACGCGAAGGGAAGGGAAAGGCGGGCGCGCCGCCTCGGTCTTCGGCTCATGGCCTCGCCTCCCGCGCGGCCTGCGCAAGCGCGCAATCCTCGCAACGTTCTTTTTTTATCTCCCGTTCATACTCTCCCAGCGCAACAAAATCTTCTTCAAGCGTCTTCGGATCGTAGAACAGATGAATAGACGGCCCCGAACATGACGAAATTTGAAGAATGAAATTCCGGCTTCCGTCGCTCCAACCGTTCATAACCTTTACGTCAAATCGCCCCGCCGTCATTTCGTAAAGGCACGCTTCGGGCGAACATAAGTCCACCCGCCGAAGGGAAGCGGGCGAAATGCCCATTTCCCGCCGCACCAGCTCCCGCGCCGTTTTTAGCGTCAGCCGTGGAATTCCGTTTTTCATGTTCGTTCCTCCGTTCCATATCCGAAAATTCCGTGCGCTTCACAGAACGCAATGCACTTTTCATAAACAAGGTGGTAAACCTCCCCGAATTCGGAAACCTCCCGTGCGTCCACTTTCAAACAAGGGTAACTTCCGATCGGTTGCGGCGCGATCCAACGAAGAAAATTGTTCCAGCGTGCGCCCGCGGCTTTCAATTCGTCCTTTATATCGTAGGTGTCGCCCGTAAACACATAGCCCGTGCCGTCCTCTGCAAAGCCATTCTTCCGGAAAAATGCGGCGTTTTCCTCCGCTTGCCGCTTTAAGAACCGTTTGTGCGCCTTCTCCGCAAGCACCGCTTCATGTTCCGGCGTGTACTTCTTCACAATAGCGGGCTTGATACGTCTTCCCGTGCCTCCGCATTCATAGCACGTTTTTCCCGTCCTCCACCAATTATCGCTTTGCCCCGCGCCTCCGCACCGCGGGCAATTCCAGTCGTGATAAATTTCCGTTCCGTTCCGATCTGTCCGGATATACTCTAAAGGAATAGCCATGTTTGAATAGCTCCTTTCGCTGTTATTCAGCTTTCAAGCCAAGCCACCAATCCGGATCGTTCCGCTTCTCTTCGTGCGGGCAATAGTCGCAATCCGGCAAAGGACATTTGTTGCAATACCTTTTTTGAAATTCCGTGTCCCACGGTGCTTCTAAAATCGGCAACGATCGAAGGAAGCGGGCAAGCTCCGGTTTTGTCGCCGTCAGCTTTTCAAAATTTGTCATTGTCAAAACCTCCGTTTCCTCTCAACCGTTGCCGTTCGCCGCCATGCGACGGCCTCTGCGTCTGATATTTTCTTGTGCGATCGTCTGCGCAAGCTCGGCACTATATTTCGGACGCTTGTTCGCGTCAAGCTCTCCCGTGCGCCCGCGCTTCAACTCTTCATAGATTGCGGCAACGCTTCTTTCGGTCTTTGCGGCAATGTCCACCACTCTAACGCCCGCGCCGTACATTGCTTCGATTTCTCGACGCTGATCGAACGTCAAATACGAATATCCGTCCATCTTTCAAGCCTCCTTTCGCCCGTTGTCGAATAAAAAAATAAGCAGTAGAAAACAGTCTTGTTTTCTCTGCTTTTAATATTACGCCGCCCAACGCGGAATATTTTCGCAGATTTCCCTTTACAATAGAAAAAAGCCGTGGTATGATATCAAAGCGCGTAAAGGCGCGCGAGGAGCATACCCGAACTTAGGACGCGGATCGTCACCTGTCCCGCCGCTCAGTTCAGGGTGAATATTTTTGAAAGGTGGAAACACAACTATGATGCTCAAAGACCAGAAGACTGCCATTATCGAAGCCAACCGCACCCATGAGAGCGACACCGGTTCTCCCGAGGTTCAGATCGCCATTCTCACCGAGCGCATCAACCAGCTCACCGAGCACCTCAAGGTCCACGCGCAGGATAACCACTCCCGCCGCGGCCTGTACAAGATGATCGGTAAGCGCCGCAGCCTGCTCGACTACCTCATGAAGAAGGACATCGAGCGCTATCGTACCCTGATCGCCAAGCTGGGTATCCGTAAGTAAGTTTGAAAACAGGGTGGTGTGCATGCGCACCACCCTTCTTTCACACTTTCGCCCTTGGCACTTTCCCCGCGCGTATGAGAGCCTGCTATGCTTTAGCAGTTGAAAAAGCGGCGGCGTGACCGACGTTTTTTCAAGTGCTAAACGGTCGGCTCCCATACGGAATTTTACAAAAAAGGAGATCGACAAATGTCTACCATCATCACCCACAGACAGTTCCCCAACTACCACAAGTACGAGATGGAGCTCGCTGGCCGTCCCCTCACGCTTGAGGTCGGCAAGCTTGCTGAACTCGCCAACGCCGCCGTCATGGTCGGCTACGGCGACACCCGCGTGCTCGTCTGCGCCACGGCTTCCGCCCGCCCGCGCGACGGCATCGACTTCTTTCCCCTCTCCGTTGACTTTGAGGAGAAGCTCTACTCCGTCGGCCGCATCCCCGGTTCTTTCAACCGCCGCGAGGGCCGTCCCGGCGAAAAGGGCATCCTGACCAGCCGCGTCATCGACCGCCCCATCCGCCCGCTCTTCCCCTCCGACTTCCGCAACGATGTTTCCATCATGGCGACGGTCATGAGCGTCGACCATGACTGCTCTCCCGAGATCGCGGCTCTGATCGGCACCTCCGCCGCGCTCGCCATCTCCGATATCCCCTGGAACGGCCCTGTCGGCGCGCTCAAGGTCGGCCTTGTGAACGGCGAACTCGTGCTCAACCCCAACTCCGAGCAGCGCAAGGTCAGCGATCTCGACGTCACGGTCGTCTCGACCGGCAAGAAGGTCGTCATGATCGAGGCCGGTGCGAACGAGGTCGACAACGACACCATGTACAAGGCCATCGAGCTTGCCCACAACGAGAACCAGAAGCAGGTCGAGCTCATCAACCGCATGGTCGCCGAGATTGGCAAGCCCAAGTTCGACTACCCGCACGCGAGCTTCAATCAGGAGCTGTTCGACAAGATCGTCGAAAACTTCATGGACGAGGCCAAGGCCGCGATGGATACCGACGACAAGAACGTCCGCGAGGCCCGCTGGAACGAGATGATCGAGCACTGGCACGAGAAGTTCCTCGAGGAGTATCCCGATATGGATCAGTTCCTCGACGAGATCACCTATAAGTTCCAGAAGAAGATCGTCAAGGCGTGGCTGCTCGAAGGCCACCGCGTCGACGGCCGAGCGAAGAACGA